AATTCAATTACTTTTTAAAGATGACCTTAGAACAAATCCAAGATCTAAAAAAGCGGCATGACAACGCAGTAGCCGCAATGAGGGACGCCGCCACCGCTTTAAGTGTGGAAGGGCTTACCGATGTCCGCAAATCCGAATTAGAGGCAACCTTTGACAAGGCTGAGAAGGAGCAGGAACAAGCTTACCAATCCTTTCAGCGCAGCCAAAAAGCGTTTGAAGCTGAAAAACGATCAGCAGAGCTTTTTTATGAGAACGAGGAGAGAGGAGGTCGCGCAAATGATAAGCGCAATCCTGAAGAGGTAAACGCCGACTTTAACGCCGTTTTCCGCAAATACATGATTCAAGGTGAGGCACGTATGACAGATGCCGAGCGTTCTATCTTGGAAAAGCGTGGAACCAACACGCTAATCGCTGGAACCAACTCTTTGGGCGGTTTTACCGTTCCCGTTAGCCTTGCAAATCAGATCATTGAGTCAATGAAGGCCTACGGCGGCGTTTTGGAAGTTGCAAATTTGCTTTTGACCGACTCCGGGAATACCCTAAATTTCCCTACCAACAACGACACGAGCGCCAAGGCGGTACTCGTTGCCGAAGGTAGCGCCGCGACTGTTCAAGACACGACCTTCGCACAGGTTGCCGTTGGTGCGTACACTTATCGCGATCTTATCAAGCTTTCCAAAGAGCTTATCCAAGATAGCGCATTTGACATTGAGGCGTATGTCGCTAATTTGATGGGTACGCGTTTTGGCCGCGCTGCAAACGAAAGCTGCACAACCGGTACAGGATCTTCACAGCCTCAAGGCGTTGTAACAGGTTCAACGCTTGGTAAAACCGCCGCATCCGCTACTGCAATTACCTTTGCCGAGATTCTCGACTTGGTACACAGCGTAGATCCTGAATATCGCCGCAACGGTCGCTTTATGATGCACGACAATGTACTTGCGTACATTAAAAAGCTATCAATCGGAGCATCCGACGCGCGTCCTTTGTGGCAGCCCTCTTTCATCGTGGGCGAACCTGCTACAATCGACGGATTCCAATACGTCATCAACCAGGATATGGACAGCACAATCAACACCGCTTCCAAGTTGATCCTGTTCGGTGATTTCAGCAAATACTTGGTTCGTCAATCTCGCGCGCTTGAGATTTTGCGGAACGAATACCTTTACATGGGTACTGGCGAAATTGGATTGTTTGGCTTCGCTCGTTGGGACGCGAAACTACTTGACACCGCAGCAGTTAAGCACCTAATTACAGCTTAGTTATGACTATTCGCGTTTTAGATAGTTTAGTTGGCCATGATGAGGACGGTAACTTTGGATACGGTAAAGGTATTCATAAAGACGTACCGGAATCACGCGCCAAGCGGCTAATCAAGGATGGCTTAGCAGTTATTGCAGAAGTCCTAATTGAAGCAGCCACAGACGCAATCGTAAAAAAAGCAACAAAGCGATAAAATGAAATATTTGCCGTCCGCAATAGAGCTTACTTACTCTTCCTCCTTGCCCGTTTCCGTTGATGAGGCCAAAACGCATTTACGCGTTACGGGGAGCGCAGAGGATACAATTATAGAAGCCTATTTGCGGGCGGCAATTCGTTTTGTCGAACAGTACTGCCAAATGTCGCTTTTGGGCGCGACTGTTGTTGAAACTTACCGAAGTTTTCCCGACGATGACCAACCTTTTAATTTGACCTACGCGCCATTTAGCTCGCTTACGTCGATTGGGTATTCTATCAGTACAAATCCAACGACGTTTACCAATTTGGCATCGAGCGAATATGTAATTGAAAAGCACACACAAAGTCAAAGGGGAGTAGTTGTTCCGGTTGACGGATGGAACGCAACCGCAGAGCCATTCCAGGTAAAGGTCACATACTCGACTGGATATGCAAACGCGGCGGCGGTTCCTGCCAATTTAAAGATTGCAGTGTTTTTGATTTTAGCGGACATTTACGAAAATCGCACCGACTCACCGTCGGACGCTGTTATACGCGCATCCGAGCGCTTTATGTCACCCTATACTCGTTTTGTGATATGATGCGCAATAAAAAGGAAACGATAGGCAAATTAGACCGCCAAGTTACAATCCAACGGCGCGCGCTTGTTGAAAACGCAACTGGCGAACGCGTGGAAACGTGGTCTAACTTGCTAACTGTTTGGGCGGCTGTTATGTACCCAAAATCGGGAGTTCGTGAAGATGTGACAGAAGGCGCGGTTTACGCAACTAACCGGGCAAACTTCGAGATTCGTAAAACAGACGTAACGGTTATTGATCGGATTGTGTATAACGGCGATAATTGGGATATAATCCGTATATCGGAGCAAGGCAGAAACGATCGTTTAATGCTTGAAACGCAGGTGACAGAATGAACGAACAATTAGCAAAGGAAGTCGAGGAGCTGTTAAAAGAATTTAGGCAGATAGCGCGCAACGCCAAGCGCGGGACAAGCGCTATTCTAACCAAGTCGGCCAAGCCGGTAGTAGCCGCTCTTTACCGGGCAGCGCCGCACGGCCGCAAAGTTCACAAACGGTACAGCACTGCAAAGCTCGTTAAGAGTATACGCGCACCAAAGGGTCGCGGCAATGTAGTAGCGACTTATTACCCGGGCAACCTCGCTGCATCGTTTGACGTATTACGGTTTAGGCAAAGCAAATACGCGGTTTTTGTGGGTGCTAAATTAGCAAAGGGAACCGCTCAGGGCGTTTTTGGGCCATTCGGCAAAACGGATGGATACTACGCTCACATGATTGAAAAGGGCACGCGCCACACACCGCCCAGGCCTTTTATTTTGCCTACTTGGATAATGATGAAGGAGCGCACTCAAAAAACGATTGTAGAGGGATTAAAAGCCAAAATCAAACGCCTAAAAAAAGTACAATGAACGTTCAAGGCCCAATCCGAAAAATAATAGCAGATAATACCGACGCGTTTGCCATCTTTGGTACGCGTGTGTATCCGGTCGTAGCGCCGCAAAACGCGGCCCTTCCTTTTGCTGTTGTTACGGTAGTAGGCTCCAATCCAGCGCACAACAAATCGGCTGCAAGTTGGGTAGATAACGTTTTAACGGAGGTAGCGATTTGGGGGACGACATTTGACGAAGCGCGTCAAGCGGAGGAGGCATTTAGGCAAGCAATAGATTTTTTTCGGCGTGATGTTACATTTCAGCTCGAACTAACAAGCATTGACGGCATTAGATACGAACAAGTCCGCCAAATTTACGACAACGACTCGGGCTATCATTGCCACATTGCACAATATACAATCCGCGTCAATCGGCAAAATGCAGTCGGGCCTCCATTGCCCGTTTACGGTCGTTTTTTCACTCACGATGCTGACGCAATCGCGGCCGGTATGCAATCGGGCGATCTTTATTTTTTATCAATCAATAACTTCTACGGGCTCCCTTACGGGGTCGTTAAAATGATAGAATAATGATAGTTAATCCGGACGGCCCACTTCCATCAATTAAAGTACGCTTTTTCGATTCAGACGCCGACGCGCTCGCATCAGGTTTGAATGTTGGCGACCTTTATTTCTTGACGGCTAATAATTTTTACGGCCTACCTTACGGAATTTTAAAAATTGTATTTGGATGAGATATATATTAATAATTGCCGCGCTTTTTTGCAGTTTACCGCAAATTTTCGCACAAAATAACATTACATATGGCGCCGGTATCAGCTATACCAACGGCGCGCCTTCGTTCGTTCCTCCTGCTCGCACTTCACGAGTTGCCATTGACACAATCACAGGCAAATGGTATCACTTTAACACTCCCGGCGGATGGCAGTTACTCGGGAACACCATCGAGGAGATTGCAGGATGCAGCGCACCGGCATACACTCCCACGAAAGGCGATAGTAAGATTGTAATTAATAACTGTACCGAACCGGAACTTTACTACTGGACAGGTTCGGTTTGGGTGTGGATTAACCAAGGTACTACCTACACCGCTGGCGCTGGCATCCGAATTGAAAGTAATTCTATTATTTTGGATTCGCTTTATATTCTACGATTCCGCACAGGCTCAAACACAGATGGCGCAGCAGGTACAATGTCTTGGAATGCAACCGAAGAAACGGTAGATTTAGTGACCGATCAGGGCGCAGTTACAGGACATTTAATGGAGTCGGCATATTATAACACGCGCAACACTACCGGCACACCTATCACAATTGGCAGAGCTGTAATGGCAGCAGGCACAACAGGTAATACAGGCCGGATTCTAATCGCTCCGGCCATTGCTGATGGAACGGTAAATAGTGAGTACATTCTTGGAATAACAGCACAAACAATAGGCAACAACGCGAACGGCAAAGTACAGCACTTTGGCAAGATTAGAGGCATACAAACCAACGGCGCAAACTTTGGTGAGACTTGGGTGGATGATGATGTTCTTTTTTGCAGTGCTGCAA